GGTCGTCAGCTGATATAGCTACGGACACGCCTACTAATAATTTTTGTACGCTTAATCCATTGTGGAAATGGACTCAAACAATGGGAATTTCAGACGGAGCTACAAAAGTAGCAAATACTGTTGCTGCTTGGGGTGGAGCAAAAGGTTCTATTGGTGTGACTAATGGCAAGTGGTACTGGGAACATAGTAGCTTTAGTGGGAGTGACACTATGTTTGGTATTCAAAGTCAAGTTGCGGGAGCAGCGGCTCAATCTTATGCGGAAGCATACACTTTGGCGATACCCATGAACGATAATAATATTTATTTCTATGACCCTAGTGCAAGAAGTGAAGCCTTTACTAAAACATTTGCTACAACTGATATTTGGGGAGTTGCTTTAGATTTAGATGCCAACACGATTGCTTTCTATAGAAATGGCACAATCGTTAATAGTGCTTTTTCCATAGATGGTTTAATAGGCAACGGAGAATTTTTCCCATTTGTTTCTCATTACGGAAGCGGTCTTAATAGCAGGATTAATTTAGGCGGATACACAGGAAGCACAATATCAAGTGCAGCAAGTGATGCCAACGGCTACGGAACTTTTGAATACGCACCACCTACAGGCTACTACGCCTTGTGTACAAAGAATTTAGCGGAGTACGGATAATGGCTTATACAACAATAGACGACCCATCTGCATATTTTCAAGTTGCTACTTATACTGGTGATAACAATGATGACAGACAAGTTACCAATGATGGAAATTCTGATTTAAAACCTGACTGGGTTTGGTTAAAAGATAGAACTCAAGCACAAAGCCATGCTTTGTTTGACAGTACAAGGGGTGCGACTAAAAGAATTCAATCTAATACTACTGGTGCTGAATCTACTGAAACTTCAACTTTAAAATCTTTTACAACTGATGGTTTTACTTTAGGAACAAGTTCTACTATTAATAATGGCACAAACCCTGACGAATATGTAGCTTGGCAATGGAAAGCCAATGGTGGTACGACCTCAAGCAATACGGATGGAGATTTAACTTCTACTGTTCAATTTAATTCAACAGCAGGTTTTTCTATTGTTACTTATACAGGTAAAGACCCTATTGAGCCTTTGCAAGTTGGACATGGGATGGGCGAAGCTCCTGATGTAATTATTATTAAAAATAGGTCAAGTGCTAGGTTATGGGCTGTATATCATAAAGAATTAACATCTCCTGCTGCAAATAGATATTTACAATTAAACACTAGTACATACGGAGAACTAGCAAACTCTACCCTGTGGGGAAATGTAGCTCCAAGCAGCACAATTATTACAACAGGAGAAAATGCTGCTGTTAATCAACCTAACGAAAATCTTGTAGCTTATTGTTGGAAAGAACGACAAGGCTACAGCAAGTTTGGTAAATATGTCGGTAATGGAGATGCAAATGGTTCGTTTGTCTATACAGGATTTAAACCTGCTATGATTATTTTAAGAAGAATTGATGCGGCTAATAACTGGTTAATTTATGACCATAAAAGGTCGGGTTATAACCCTAAACAAGACAAACTTTATCCCGATGACCCTTCAGCAGAAGATGCTTCAACAACTTCTGTAGATTTATTGTCTAATGGATTTAAGTTAAGAGCTTCAAGTGCATCACAAAACGCAAGCGGTGGAACATACATCTACATGGCATTTGCAGAAAATCCATTCGTAACATCAACAGGTATTCCAACAACAGCAAGATAGAGGTAAGATAATAATATGTGGGCATTAGTAGAATCAAATAACGTAACCAAGGTTTATACCAGACCTAAAGCAATAACAGTAGGTGATGTAAATTATCCTAGTAATATTTTTATGCTTTGGACTAGCTCTGAGCTAGAAGCCATAGGGATTTATGCAGTTGTCATAGACAACTCAAACTTTAAAGACCAAGAGTATTACACAAATACCAATCAAACCTTTGCGTTTGCAAGTGGTACAGTCACTGCAAGTTATGGTACAGCTACAGCTAAAGCATTAGATGATACAACTGATCCTGATACTGGTGATGTAACTCATGGTCTTAAATGGAATCACGATCAAGTGATTATTAATCAAGCCTATGGCTTATTGCAGCCCAATGATTGGTATGTGGTCAGAGAGAGTGAAGCTGGTACAGCTATTCCTGCTGATTGGACTACTTTTAGAACTGATGTCAGAAGCACGGCAGCAGATATGCAAAGCAAAATAGATGCTTGTACCACAGTGGATGAGTTAGCAGCTTTGTATGTTTACAACGATGCTGAACCACCTGTTCGACCATTAGGTGATTGGCCAACTCCACCCGAGGAGTAAAACATGGCGTTACTACCCGTAACTCCACCACCAGGAATCGTAACCAACGGAACTGATTACTCAAACAAAGGGCGTTGGGTAGACAGCGATCTTATTCGTTTCCAAAATGGTTCACTCAAACCTATCGGTGGTTGGGAAAAACTAAAAGATACAGCTCTTACTGGCACTCCAACAGGGATGTATGCCTATAAAACAAATGCGGGTAAAAGAGTTTTAGCTGTTGGCACAAGACAAAAGATTTATGTTTTATTTGATGATACTTGGTATGACATTACACCATCAGGTTTTGTAACTGACGCATCAGAAGATGCACTAGGATTTGGTGCATATCAATATGGCAAAGAAGATTACGGAGATGCAAGAAGTCAATCAGGTTTATTCTTTGATTCTCAGTCTTGGTCTTTTGATAACTTTGGCGAACACTTACTCTTTTGCTGTGCAAGTGATGGCAAAATATATAAATGGCGACCAGACTCAGGTTCAGGCTCACCCGATGCAACAGGTATTGTTCTAACTAATGCTCCAATTAATTGTGCTGGTGTATTGGTTAGTAATGAACGACACGTTATCGCATTAGGTGCAAGTGGCGATCCAAGAAAGATTGCTTGGTCATCAAGAGAAACTACTACAACATGGACAGCAGCATCTACTAATACTGCTGGTGATTTACAAATACCAACAGGCGGTAAAATCCTCAGTGGTATTAAATGGCAAACAGACATCGTAATCTTTACCGATACAGGTATTGCTAGAGTCTATTACGCTGGATCACCTTTTATTTATGGTATTCAAGATGCTGGAACTAACTGTCGTGTAACAGGCCCAAGAACAGTTGTCTCGGCTGGTAACTTCTTGGCATGGATGGGTGAAAACGCTTTCTTTATTTACGATGGTAATGTTAGAGAAATACCATGCGAAACCCATGACTTTGTATATGACAACTTGGTATATAATTTTCGTAGGGTTTCATGTGGTGGTCATAACTCAAACTTTAATGAAATTTGGTGGTTCTTTCCTACCACATTTTCAACGCCTAGCAAGTATGTTATATGGAACTACGCAGAGAATACTTGGTCTATAGGAACTATGGACAGAGGTTGTTGGATTGACCAAGGCGTGTTTGATTATCCGATTGCTTGTGATGCTGATGGTTTTGTGTATCAACACGAAAGCACAACATTAAGTAACTCAACAAACATTGGTTCTGCTGTTCCGTTTGCAAAGAGTGGGCCAATCGAAATAGGCAATGGCGATAACTATGTGCAATGTAATCAGATTATTCCTGATGAAGAAGCCAACACATTACCTGGCGTAACTATTAGTTTCAAAGGTCGATTTACTCCATTAGGAGCTGAACAAGACTTTGGATCATTTACTTTTGAAAGTGATGGCTACACAGACGCAAGATTTACAGGCAGACAAGTATCTATGACAGTTACAGGAACTACTACACAAGATTTTAAAGTTGGTAATATAAGACTTAATTTACGCAACAGAGGGCGTAGGTAATGGCAAGACGAGCCTTAACCAAGCCTGGTGAAAATTATGATGCTTCATACCAAAGCTATCTGGTAACAGAAATAGAGTACCGAGATGGTTTGAGTTTTAAAAAAGGCGAACGAATTGAAGCCAATGGTGGCGATCAAACAGAAGTCGTTTTAGTGAGTCCAAATGGAACTAAGTATAGAATCACAGTCGACAATAGCGGAAACCTCTCTACCACCCAAGTCGCGTAAGGAAGACTGGGAAGTAGAGTTTGATAGGCTTGAGCCACACATTATTAGTGCATTAAAGTATCAAGATAGGTATAATCTAAGTGATATTAAAGAAAAAATCAGACAAGGACTTTTTCACATTTGGTCTGGTAAAGATGCTTTTTATGTATCTAGCTTTGGTGAATTTCCTAAATATAGAGTTTTAAACTTATTTCTATGTGGCGGAGACTACAACGAGCTAGAAGAAATGCTTAAAAGCATAGAAATTTTTGCAAAAGAACATGAGTGCAAATACCTTTATGGCGGTGGTCGTAAGGGTTGGATAAGAAAACTACAACATCTTGGCTTTGAACAAGAGTACACAGTCAAGAAGGAATTATAATTATGGGATGGGAAACAATAATACCAGCAGCAGTAAGTTTATATGGCGCATCAAAAGGTGGTGGCGATAAACAAACTGTTACTAATCAAGTTGATCCAGCAACACAAGCTAGGTACGATGACTTATATGGTAGAGCCAAGGGCATAGCAGGACAGCCTTTTGTACCTTATACGGGTGCAAGAGTAGCAGGATTTAATCCAGATCAATTACAAGGTTTTGATTCAGCTAGAGGTTCGTTTCAAGATTCTATGTCTTATAACCCAAGAGGGTTATTATCTGACATGGGTACACAACCATTAGACATTCAATCATTTCAAAATCCTTACAACACACAAGTCATTGACCAATCATTAAATGATTTAGATAGAGCAAGGCAAATAAGATTACAAAGCGATCAAGACCGAGCAATCGGAGCTGGTGCATTTGGTGGATCTCGTTCTGCTTTATTGGAAGCTGAAACCAACAGAAACTTTGCTGATGCAGCAGCTAGAACATCAAGCAATCTTAGACAATCTGGTTACAACAATTCTCTTAACGCAGCCATGCAAGATAGAAACTTTAGAAGTGGCATACAGTCAGGAATGTTGGGCGATCAATACAGAAACCTTGGTTTACTATCTGGTATTGGAACTCAGCAACAAGGTCTACAACAAGCAGGAATGGATGCTGGTTACAGCGAATTTATGAGAGCATTAGGTTATGGGCCTCAACAACTTGGTTTATTATCTCAAGCTGTCTTTGGTATGACTCCAAGCGAAACACAATCTACAAATAACAGTCAAGGTATGCTTGGTAGAGTTGGTGATGCAGCAGACATATACAATACTGTTAAAGGATTTTTTTAATAGGTAAAAAATGGCAATAAACAATATCCCAAACTTATTTCAACCTAGAGTTTCAGGTTTTAACAGCACTCCAAATTTGTTCAACATCGATCAAGCTCAAGTTCAACAAGCTATTGATCAAAAAAAAATAAATGATGGTTTGGCAGAACAAGAACAAAGAAAAAGAGCAGACCAAAGTATGAAGTTGCAACAATTCGCTGATACGATGCGAATGGTTAATGCAAATAAATCAGGCAACTATGGAGCTTCTAAAATTTTCTCTGACAGGATGGCTCAACGAAAAGCATTGGCAGAACAAAAACAGAAAGAGGCATTACTAAAAACGCAACAAAACGAATTTGTAAAAAACAATCCTCAGTACAGAAACGCAATTAAATTAAATACATTATTCCCAGGTTTAAAATTACCAACTGCAAAAGACAGAAAAATTATTTTACAAAATGGTATTCAATATTATGCGGACACAGGAGAACCAGTTTTACCTAATGCGCCATCACCTAAACCACCTAAAACAACTAAAAGTGATTTTGTTGTAGATATTTTGCAAAACATTAAAAATCATGTACCAACAGAAGATGAACCAACCTATGAGCTTTCAAAATCAGAACAGAATATATTAGACACCATTTCTGCAACTGATCCTTTAGAAATATACAAAAGAAGTATTTATAATCAAATTGGTCTTAGTGATCCTTTTAGCGATATTCCTACAATAATAAACGAAGAAGATGGCATATATGAAAAATTAAATAATGGCGATAAATTTATTTTTAATGGCATAGAATATACCAAAGGTGAATAATGCCACAAGATCCATTCTTAAAGTCTAGGGATCAACTTAAACCTCAAGATCCGTTTTTAAAACCTCAAGATCCTTTTAAAGGACAACAAGCAAAACCACAAGTAGGCCTTGCTGAAAATGTATTATATAGAACTGGTGTTGGTGCTTTAAGAGATACAGCACAAGCAACAGCAGAATTAGTAGAAGATGCAGGTGGCTTGGTTGGAGCAGAGTTTGATATTCCAGACTTGCCAAAAGTTCCACAGCCAACTTATACAGGAGGAGGATTGGTAAGAGATGTTGCAGGATTTCTTGTCCCTTATACTGGTGCTGTTAAAGCAACTAAGTTTATTGCACCAGCGACCACTGCTGGAAAGGTAGCAAAAACAACAAGTCTTGGTGCAGCAGCGGAACAGTTTGCTTTTAGTCCAGACGAAGAAAGACTATCTAATTTAGTTCAATCATATCCATTATTAGAAAACCCAGTTACAGAATTTTTACAAGCCGATTCAAATGATTCAGTAGCAGAGGGTAGATTTAAAATGGCACTTGAGGGTGCTGGATTAGGTCTTGCTGTTGAAGGAGTTTTAAAAGGTCTTGGTAGAATTAAAGGTTCAAAAAATGTTGCAGAAGAAATTGAAGGTGTTGATGCAAAAGTAGAAACTCCTGAACCAATAAAAGTAGAAACTCCTGAACCAACTCCAGACTTTGCTGGAAATATTAATTTAACTAAAGTAGACAGTCCTGATGAAGTAAAAAATATTATTAAAGATATTGCAAATGATAATAATAATTTTACTGAAGCTACTAGAGGAGTGGTTAAGTTTGGAAGTGATGGCGAAGAGTTAAGAGCATTAGCAAAAGAAACTGGACTAGATGAAGAACAATTATTAAAAAGAAAAACAGGAGAAGCGTTTAATGCAGAAACATCTTATGCGGCTAGAGTATTAAATATAAACTCTGCTAAAAATTTGGTTCAACTAGCAAAGAAAGCAACTGGTAAAAATAGAACTCCTCAAGATTTAATTAATCTTGAAGAGGGCATGACAAAACATACTGCTATTCAAGAACAGGTTGCAGGAATTACTGCTGAAGCTGGTCGAGCATTAAGAGGATTTAGAGAAATAGCAAAGTCAACTGGTGCTGTGCAAGAAAGAGCAATAAAAGAATTTATAAAACAAAAGGGCGGAGATGAAACCATTGAAGCTATTGCAGAAGCTATGAGCAAATTAGACTCGCCTAGCGAAATTGCAAAGTTTTCTTCTCAGGCTTTTAAAGCTACAACTAGAGATCAAGTTCAAGAATTTTGGATCAATTCTTTATTATCATCTCCTTCAACACATTTAGTTAATGTTTTATCTAATGCCCTTGTTGCAACATCAAGAATACCTGAATATGGTATAGCTACTGTTCTTGGTGCAGCAAGAAAAGGTGCAGACAAAGTAACGCCAACAGAGTTTGGAGCAAGAGTTCTTGGTAATGTTTATGGAGCATTAGATGGTTTAAGAGCTTTTGGTAAAGCAATAATAGATCCTGAAACAATTACAGATCCTTTAACTAAATTAGAATTACAAAGACAAAAATCTATTAACACACCTTTAAAGATTGGAAACTATGACCTGATAGGAGACACAGTTAGATTGCCAGGAAGATTCTTAACCGCAGAAGATGCTTTGTTTAAAGGCATAGGTTACAGGCAAGAGCTTTGGGGACAAGCAATAAGACAGTCAAAGAAAGAGGGCAAAGGAATTAAAAGAGCTTTTGAGATATTAGAAAATCCAGAAAAGAATTTTCCAGATATACATTTAAAGTCTCAAGACATTGCAAGGTATCAAACCTTTACAAACCCCCTTGGAGAAAGCGCACAAAAAATTCAAGACCTTTTAATAAAACATCCCTCTGCAAGATTTATTATCCCATTTTTTAGAACACCAGTTAATATAGTTAAATACGCTGGTCAAAGAACTCCTTTGGGAAGATTCTCTAAAACTTACAAAGAAGCCATTAAAAAAGGTGGTGCTGAAGCAGACTTAGCTAGAGCAAGAGTTATATTTGGAAGTTCTGTTATGGGTGCAATAGCTTATCTTGCGAGTAATAATTTAGTTACTGGTCGAGGCCCTTCTGATTTTAGGAAAAGAAGAATACTTCAAGAAACTGGTTGGCAACCTTATTCTTTAAAAATTGGCGACTCTTACTATGGTTATAATAGATTTGAACCTGCTGGAATTTTATTTGGATTGGCTGCGGATAGTGTTGAAATATCAAATTATATATCAGAAGAAAAAAGCAAAGGTGATGCAGCAGAGTTTGATAAACTTGCTGGAATGTTAGGTTCTTCTGTATCAATGAACTTAACCAATAAAACTTTTCTATCAGGTATCACCTCTGCAATTAACGCTATATCTGATCCTGATAGATATGCAGAGGGTTGGGTAAAAAGATTTGCTTCAAGTTTTGTACCAACGGCTGTTTACTATGTTAGAAAATCAGATGATCCATTAATTAGAGATGCACAAACGCTTACTGATGCTTTTTACAACAGAATACCCACCATGTCTCAACAGCTACCAGCCAGAAGAAATGTTCTTGGTGAACCAATAGAATATACATCTACTTATTCTCCAGAAATTTTTGGCAACATTGGTAAAACTTTTTCTCCAATACAAAAATCTACCATTACAAATGATGTTGTATTTAATGAATTGGCAAGATTAAAAATAACTCCATCAACGCCATCAAGAAAAATTGGTAGTGTAAAGTTAGAACCTAAACAATATGAAGGAATGTTAAAAGAAATGTTGTCTTTGGGAACAAAAAGAAAACTAGAAAATGTTATAAAATCTTCTAATTATCAATCTGTTGTTGATTCCGTTAAAACAGATTTAATTAAAAGTATAATTTTAGAAGATCAAAAAATTGCAAGAGAAGTTACGCAAATTAGAAATCCTGATATTATTACAAATGAAATATTAAATCTTATGCAGGATTTAAAACAATAATAAACCATGTCCAGAAAAACGGAAAGGGTTGGTCGTAGTGGCGAGTTCTTGACCGCCTCAGTTCTAGCCAAAGTCTCCGATACAGTTACAGTCTTACCTCACGCAGCCGAAGCCGATGTCATCTTTGAGTGGAACAACCATTTAATTAAGTGCCAGGTCAAAACAAGAAACAACATTGAGAAAGGTGGAGTGTCTTGGCGGTTTGATTTACGCAGAGGAGCTAACACCAAAAATAGAAAATACCAAGAAAACACGTTGGATGTTTTTGCGCTTATCTCTGTTCCATATAATACTATTTACTTCTTACCTTTTAATAATTGCAAAAAACAATCAATTTGTATATCAGATGAAATTATGAAAAATCTTAATTCGTTAGATAGTTTGCAGGGGGCTATGGATAGCATTGCATGGATTAATACTGACAGACATATGACAAATGTGGATCTATTTGACGAAAATTCATTGGTTGCAATAGGCTAGTTTTTGGCTTAAAACAGCCGTTTGGGTGATTAGCTCAGTTGGGAGAGCATCTCGTTTACACCAATATAAATACGTATCATTGCAAATCACTATACATCATTAATTTAGGGAAACACTTGCAAAAGTGTCATACTTGATTCATTATTAATACTATAAATACACAAACAACACCTAAGTGCTGTCAAATGTATGACAAATGAAAACTGAAACTGGAACATTTACAGATCTATCTAAAACTTTAGGGAGATGTGTGAGCGTTGCAGACAGTCCTTGTATTGGCATTTGTTCAACCACACAGTTCGGTGATGATCGATGTAAGGGGTGTGGAAGAACACAAACCGAAATAAGGGATTGGGGAACTTTCTCTGACACAGAGAAAAAAATAATTAACTTGCGTAATGCTTCAGAACATTACGACATTAGACATCTACAAACGAGGAGCAAAGATGAAATACAAAAACGACACGCAAATACAAGCACTTAAAATATACCCAACTGGTTATTACGTTTACTACAGAATTAAGGGTAAGCGTAGAAGCATGAAGTTGGGATCTCTGGACTTGCCTATTAAGGTTGCAAGAAACCTAGCACAAAAGAACTTGGGCCTAGTGGCTACTGGCATTGATCCAATGGATAAGAAGAACAAGCTTACATTGAATGAGGCGTTTGCTAACTATGTGCAAAAACTTACCAACAAAGGATCAAAGAGTGCTAAAGAATATTCTGCAATTTTTGACAAAGATATTAAGAAGTTATTTGGTCATAAGCATTTAGATGAAATTACTGACAGCGAGATACAAACTTTACATGATAAGGTAACTCAACGCGCACCTATCATGGCTAACAAATGCCTGGAAGTATTAAAAGCAACTTATCGTCATGCCAAGATTAAAGACCACCCAATAGACGGAATAGAAAAGAACCCAGAGGCTAAACGTAAACGCTATCTAACAGAAGAAGAGCTGAATAGTGTTGTAAGAATATTAAATGCTAAATCTAAAATACCAGAGCTAACTAACTCAGTTGCATTTATTTGGTTGTTGATATTAACAGGCGCAAGGTGTGGTGAGGTGGCTGGTGCTAAATGGTCAGACTTGCAAGACAATAAACTTACATTAAAAAACCACAAGACAATGCGTTATGGAGATGACAGAGTTATTTATTTATCTAAACAAGCCATGAACATTATTAATGCTTTGCCAAGAACAAGTGGCACGATAGTTGGGATCGGTAGTCCTAGAAAATTTTGGGATGGAATTAGAAAGCAAATCAATGCACCAGATTTAAGATTGCATGATCTTCGACATAGTTATGCATCTTTTGGCATTGGTTTGGATATGAACCTAAGTATGGTCGGTAACTTGTTGGGCCATAGAGATATTGCAGCGACTCAACGCTATGCACATATCCATGAAAAGGTGTCAGTGGAGAACGCACAGAAGATTGGCGACCATATTCAGAAGATTATTATGAATGGGTAAATTTACCTGGCTTTAGAGAAAAACGACCTCCTGAGATGCTCTCTAAGGCGTTTTGTTGACCCAACCCAAGGTTTACCCTTAACGAAGTTATGCGGTTTACAGCTCTTTATAATGCTCAATTAATTTGTTGAGATACCAAGCAGCTTTCTCTAAGTCCTGGATATTTTCTTCTTTGTCTTTGTAACGATAAAAGTATTTCCAAATGTTTCCCTCTAAGTAAGATGGAAAATTATTTGAACCGACACGATCTTTTATTAAGTCGATACATTCTATTGCACCCTGATAGTGTGCTGGTTTATTAACCATATCTTTTTCCCCTTTCATTGCTTGATTCCATTCTTCTGGTGTTGCGTTATCTATAGACATTTTTGCTCCTTAATTATCTTTAAATATTAAATGTAAAATTTCGTGAATCTTTTTGTAAAGAAAATTTCTAAATTATATTTACAATATTTTCTCCAGTTCACTTGCTTTATTAAAAAAGCATGGGTTAGAATAACACAATCGTGAACAATGAGTAAAATTTATGAATAATAAAGTTTGGCTAACACAAGAAGAGTTAGCAGAGAGATGGAGAAAGTCTCCGAGAACATTGGCAAATTATCGGGCGCAAGGCAAAGGCCCAACCTATTCTAAAATGGGTGGCAAGGTTCTTTATGATCTTCAGGTCATAGAGCAGGAAGAAACTAAATCAACTATCGAACCAGTCGCAAGTTAATTGGTTAATGCAAGGTCGAAAGGCCGAAGGGGAGAGCTTGAGTGCATACAGCAAATAGAACAACTGTTGGGGATAAAATTGGAAGTTAATTACAGTCAATCATTTGGTGGCGGACACGACTTACTTGGTTGTCCTGGTTATGCCATTGAAGTTAAAAGACGCAGAGCAGTATCACAAGCCGATCTAAAAAATTGGTGGGATCAAGCAGTTAAGCAAGCACTTAAAGTTGATCTGTTACCTTGCCTTTGGTTTCGAGCAGACAGAGCAGACTGGAAGGTAGCCATACCAGATGTCTACGCACACAAGAACAATTTATTTCCCATAGAAGATTTTAACATTGCTTCGGTTATGTCAACTGAACTGTGGGCTGCAATAATGAGAGAGGAGTACAACATTGGCACACGCGAAATTAGCACCGAGTAGTATAAGTAGAGTTATTAGATGTCCAGGTTCAGCGATACCTAATGCTGAAGCACCAAACACATCTTCGTTACCTGCTGCACGAGGTACTGCAATCCATGAGATGTGTGAGCAGTTATTAAAAAACAGATTAGATGGAATTACTTTGTCTGATTATTGGTTAGGCAAAACAGTAGAGCTAGAAGGCTTTGCTATAGAGATAGGCCAAGAAGAAATAGACATAGCAGAAACTTACGTCAACTACATTAATCAAAGAACTGAAGAACTCAATGGCAAACTCTTAATAGAAGAAAAACTTTACATGAATGAAATTAGCGATGACTGTTGGGGAACAAGTGATGCAGTTATCTTAGGTGAACACAATCGTATGGTGGTTGCAGATTTAAAGTCTGGTAATTTTCCAGTCGATGTAAATTTTAACGAACAATTAATGACATATAGTTTAGGCGCATTGACTCGGTGGGGAAATGAAAACACAGTCATAGAAATGACGATCATCCAACCAAGTAAAAAATCTTTTCATAAAGATGGGCCTATTAGAAGTTTTGATATTCAAGCTGTCGATCTAGTCGATTGGGGTTTTAATATCTTAAAGCCAGCGTGTGAGGAAGCATTGGGTGAAGATCCAACCTACAACGCTGGAGATTGGTGTCGGTTTTGTGCATACAAACCTGACTGTGTAACATTTCAAAATAACCTGGAGGTTAAATAATGAAAGAAGAAGAGAAAGCGTTATTATCTTTTGAAGATAAAGACGGAAACAATAGACAAATCTTTAACAAAGATTTGACAGAAAAGGTGCAACCTTTGGTGGAAGAAATCCAACAGGATTTAAAAGCAGAGGAAGAGCTTGCCCCAACATTTAACGAGGCAACCAAAGTCATGCACCATATGCAATCGGTTCGTAAGAACATTAGAAATGCGTTAGAGAAACTTGAGGCAGCATTACCGCCTTACAAAAAGCCAGTAAAAATACATGGCGTTGATGAGGTGAAAAAATGAGTCTAGCTGCAATACAAAAGAAAGCGAAAGCAAAACCAAGCATTGTGATTATCTATGGGCCATCTGGTCTTGGTAAAACCACACTTGCTGTTGGCTCAAAAGATCCAATAGTTTTGCAAACAGAAGAAGGTCTAGGTATCTTAACCAAGAACAGAGACATTCCTCATTTTCCATTGGCAAAAGATTACGATACTTTTATTGGTTATCTAAAATCTTTAGTTGATGAAAAGGAGTTGCCTTATTCATCTCTAGTGGTCGACAGCTTAGATTGGTTAGAACCAATTATTTTTGCTAAGACTTGTGAAGTACATAATCAAAAATCTATTGAGTCGTTTGGTTATGGTCGTGGTTATGTAGAGGCAGTTAAGTATTGGAGAGAGTTTCTTGACCTGGTGAACAGATTAAGAAATGAACACAGCATGAGAATATGTTTGATTGCACACAATCAGATTAAAACATTTCATGATCCATCTACTGAAAGTTATGACCGCCACGAACTTAAGCTTAATAAACACGCATCAGCATTAGTTCTTGAAGCTAGTGATATGTGTTTGTTCCTTAACTATAAAAAGGGAACAGTCAAAGTGCAGGGTAACAAAGGACTAACTAATAAAACTGTGCAATCAGGAAGAATATTAGTTACAACTGAATCACCTGCTGCGGTTGCTAAAAATAGATATGGTTTACCAGAAGAAATACCAGTCGTTGAAGAAGGCGATGACTTTATTGTCAGAGCTGAAAATACTTGGGCCGAGATTGGTAAGTTAATCAATAAATCCTAATGGCAAAGTTATCGCATGATAATGCCCTCTACTACATGAAGAGGGCAAAAGTTTTGTTGGATCATGTTGAAGAAGAAAATGGGGAACACGATCATTTACTACCCCAAGGTGGTAACAAGGAGTTGGTAGAAATTATCAAAGACTTGTTATTTTTGATTGATCGTACAGGCGACTTTGAAGAGTACGATCTCGGATAAGTTTTTTTTAGTGTTAATTTTTTACGGAGGTAATTATGGTTGATTTAACACAATATAATGATGGTGAAGCGTTTGATAGTACAAGTGTAAATAGTGGGGGCGGTGGTTCAATAGAACCAGGTCGTCATGTTTTACATTATGCTGGTTCAGAAGAAATCTATAACGAAGAACTTGATAGGAAAGTTATTAGAATAACTTTTGAAATCGATGGCACTACTATGAATGTCAGAAATGACTTTTGTATGCAATACAACAAACCATCACCAGAAAAGGCTAATGGCGCGAAAAAAAATGTTGAAATAGGGAAAACTTCCTTAATGCTTTTTATGAACGCTGTTGGACTAAACTCTATGAAAAATACTGATGTGCTGGTTGGCAAAGCAGTATCAGCAGAGTTAGTTAGAAATGATGCAGGTTATCTAAAAATACATGAGGATTATGGTAAAACCTGGCAAATCGTAGGAGCAGCTAAGTCTGAGCCAAAAGTAGAAGAGAAAGCTGATGATACAGATCACAGCGAGAACATCCCCTTCTAGTCATGACCTTAAATATCGGAGGCCCAGTCTTTGCGGTTATTGCAGAGACTTGGCTTCCCCGATGTTTGTCATGGTTGGAGATAAGATGTTTGGGGGGTGTTCACTAGATCACCTGGATAAAATTAAACGAGGAGAGAAGATGCAAGAGATAAAAAATTTTGCGCAAGTTTCTGAGGAAGGACTTGATTATGCTTTGGGGAAAAGCAGAGACATTTATTTAGATACAAAAAAAGAAACAGGATCATTTGAATTACACAAGTGGTCAAAAGAACAGAGGTTGGCGTTTGTCCATTCTCTTGTACGCTCTTATCTGAATCACCAGCACTCTGTGGCTGAAACAGGTTTGAGTGTCGATGACTGATCTAACACAATTTTTTGGAGAAGAGGGCCTAGCGATAGATCCTAATTTTGCTTTTGCCAATAAAGGTAAAAGTATTCAAGACTTAATCAACGAAATGCAGACGCATGGTTTGTTGGTTGATTACATAGACATGAGTGGCGAGTTAGTTCGCTGTAAGGTAGGAGCAGTTGCAAACTGTAGACCTGATAAAGTAGGTGAGGCATCTGGTTATTATGTTTTTAATCAGATTGACCACGAAAAATTTGTTTGCGTCTTTGGTAATTGGAGAAGTTCTTTTGAAGGGAAGTTTCTTAGTTACTCAGCCAACGATTTAACACCTGTTGAGAAGCAAGACCTACAGCGTAAGTTGGAGGAGGCTAATAACAGGAGACAGGAAGCTAAAGAAAAGCAACAAGAAGAAGTTGCTGTATATGCCAAGGAAAAGTTTGAGTCGGCTGAAGAGGTGGTTCAACATAAGTATTTGGATGTAAAAAGTGTTAAAAGTTATGGTCTAAAACAAGTAAATGGTAATCTGCTTGTCGGTGTGCATTCTATCACTAAAACTAATACAGGAACATTAGTAAAAGAGATAAAGTCGCTCCAATATATCTCTCCAAACGGAGATAAGAAATTTGTTGGTGGGGGAGCTGTGAGAGGCAACGTGAACCTCATTGGTTGCGATGTGAATGATCTATTGCACTTACCAAATCTAATCGTCTGTGAGGGGTATGCGACAGCAGCATCGATCTATGAAAGCACAGGTGTTCCTTGCTTGGTGGTATTTAGTGCAAACTTTTGTTTGCCAGCTCTCAGCAGATTAAGAGAAATAATTGGTAATAACTGTAAATTTATTTTAGCGTTAGACAATGACAAGAACCAAGTAGGCAATACTAAGGCCAACGAAGTTGCGACAGCAGTTGTAAATTGTGTAACCAGACTTCCAAGCATCATTGGTGATTACAATGATTTAGCAAGACAACAGGGGAATGAGCAAGTAAAGCTCGAACTGTTAGACTCCAAGTTTAACATTCGACAATACGCCATTCGGAATCTAGTAAACTCTCCTCCTCAGACCGAGTGGTTAGTAGAATCGTTCATTCCCCTCTCTAAACCTGGAATTATTGCTGCGGTAGGTGGCGTTGGTAAAAGTTTAAGCGTTATTCAATTAGCATTGGGTATTGCAACAGGTGGAAGTTGGTGGGGAAAGAAAATACTGCAACAAGGTAACAGCGTAATCTTTGCAGCCGAGGATGATTTAAGTGAGATCCACAGGAGAATAGATTTGCTCGACCCAAAAGGCGAGAGGTTTGATTCACCTTACGATGTTTATGTTTTTCCTATTCCTGAACAAAAAGAGCCGATGATCTTATTAAGAGAAGAAGGCATTACTCCTATTGGTCAAGAGTTGGTCGATGAATTAAAGATGATTCCAAACTTGAAGCTGTGTTGTTTTGATCCACTCCAGGCATTTACAACAGGCAATGTTTCTAGCTCTAACGAGGTGGGCCAATTATGGGGTTCTTATTGTGCGAACATAAGTGCCAGAATTGGTTGTAGCACTTTAACAGTTCATCATCTTAATAAAGGTGCATTAACCAATGACTCTGACGATGCAATGTCGCATCGTATGGAAATTCGTGGGGCCTCGTCCATCACGGACTCAGTACGTTATGCCATTGCCATGTGGTTGGCTGATGAAGAAACGTGTGAAAAAATTTGTGCAGAACAAGGCATAGACTTTAACCGAATGGCAGTTGTGAAAGCTGCATTGGTAAAAAGTAATTCAGGTAACGTGGATTACGGAATCAAAACCTTGATTCGTAAAGAAGCAGTTTTAGAAATCTTAGACGGAAGCAAAGCATTTGAATGGAGTTAGTCGCAAGTTGCTTTGTGATTAATCGTGATGTTACAATTTTAGTCCTAGCATTAATTAAAGGAGAAAGGAGAGATGAATGTATTAAGTTTGTTTGACGGAATGAGTTGCGGAATGATTGCTTTAGATCGTTTAGGAATTAAAGTTGATAATTATTACGCAAGTGAGATTGATAAGTATGCCATCCAAGTAAGCCAAGCCAATTACCCAGATATTATTCATGTTGGTGATATTACTAAGTTAGATTTATCTACTTTACCGAAGATTGATTTGGTGATGGGTGGCTCGCCATGTCAAGGATTTAGCTTTGCAGGTAAACAGTTGGCCTTTGATGATCCAAGGTCTATGTTGTTTTTTGAGTTTGTTAAGTGTGTAAAAGAATTAAATCCTAAATATTTTTTATTAGAAAATGTAAGAATGAAGAAAGAATACTTAGATATTATTTCTGAGTACATGGGAGTTGAACCTATCTTTATTAATAGCTCTTTGGTTTCTGCTCAGTCAAGACAGCGTTACTATTGGACTAACATTCCTGGGATTGAGCAACCTGAGGAGAGGGGAATAGTTTTAAGAGATATTTTAGAGGAACAAGCTAATACTTATTTAACTGATAAAGCAGTAGCCTACATGAATAGAAATTCACCAAAATGGTCAAATGGAAAATCTAGAAAAGATATTTACATAAAACATGAAAGCCAAAAAGGGATGTGTTTAACAGCCAATATGCACAAAGGAGTTCCTTATGGGGTTATTGCTATTGATAAACCCAAACACAAAGAGCAAGACCATTTAAAGCAATTCAAAATAAAAGACGAAACAGTACCTAAGTATGTACCTAATGAAGAGGGAGACTTTTGCGATCCTTACAATAAAAAAATGATTAAGGGAGATAAATCTACAACACTTAGGACAAATTCATCTAATGGTAATACTTGGATAAAACAAACTAGCGATAAGCCTCAACACATAGGAACAGAAGTTGATGTTAATGGACACGATATATTAAAGCGTGTGTATTCTCCTGATGGTAAATCTCCAACTGTTAATACGATGGGCGGTGGTAACAGAGAACCGAAAGTTGTTATGGGTGCTTACAGAGGCCGTTACAACGAGGATGGCTCAATTAGTCAGCGTTTAGAATTACGCAAAGACCAAAAGACCAATACCATTACCACAGTACAAAAGGACAATGTTTTAACCCAAGATGAAGTCTATTGGAGAAAGCTAACACCCTTAGAGTGCGAGAGATTGCAAACAGTACCAGATAATTATACGAACCATGTCAGCAACACTCAGCGTTATAAAATGCTTGGCAATGGTTGGACTATAGAAGTTATTGCTCACATCTTAAAGAACATGGAAGCATGAACGATACAGTCAAAGCAGTAATATTTATTAAAGATGCAATTAATCTTAGCCAAGATGAATTGAAGGAGAAGTTTAAAGAGGCGGTTGATAACAATGAGATCAACCATTTTGAAATAAAAAGCAAGGGGAAAGGAATTGAATATTGAAATATTGAAAGGCGATTGCATTGAATCATTAAAGAAACTAGAAGATCAATCTATCAACACCTGTATAACTAGTCCGCCTTATTGGGGATTGCGTAATTACAACGATGAATCCAAGCAGTTAGGTATGGAAGATACACCAGAGGAATTTGTTGATAATTTGGTCAATGTATTTAGAGAGGTCAAAAGAGTGTTGCGAGATGATGGAACAGTTTGGCTTAATCTTGGCGATAGTTGGAAAGATAAACAATTATTAGGTATGCCCTGGAGAACAGCTTTTGGATTGCAAAGCGATGGATGGATATTAAGAAGCGATATTATTTGGCATAAACCAGCAGTCATGCCGAGTAGCGTAAGAGATAGGGTAACTAATTGCCATGAATATATTTTTTTATTATCAAAAAATAAACAATATTATTATGACAACGAAATAATAAAAGAAGATTCAACTTATAAAAATAGTAAGGGAGAGTATAGGCCCAATGGTATGTCTGGAATTGGTAAAAAAAACCAAGGTCAAAATGGTTTTGATATTCGGTCTGGTTTATCTAATATGAAAGAACAACCCAAAAGAAATAAAAGATCTGTATGGACTATAACTACCAAACCATTTAAAGGCGCACATTTTGCCACCTTTCCCAAAGACTTAATAGAACCATGCGTTTTAGCTGGTTGTCCAGAGGGCGGTACAGTTTTAGATCCCTTTGGTGGTTCTGGAACAACAGGCATAGTTGCAGCACAACACAGTAGAAATGCAGTTTTATTGGAGCTGAACCAAGAATACATAGATTTAGCTAATGCAAGAATTAACAATGAATTAGGAATGTTTGGACAAGGAGTACAAAATGATTAATTACCCATGCGGTTGGTTTGACGTTGAACAATTACCAGGAGGATCAAGAGCAAAATGAAATGTTTTAATTGTAATGCCAATATGAAGTTGGACAGAGAAAAGAATATTAGTCGATACAATAATTGTTTTGATTTAAAGCTTAGTTTTAGTTGTGCAGAATGTGGAGCTGTCGTTAATGCTTATCCACCAAAAGACGATTTATTAGATGAAGCTATTAGGCGAAGTGGTGAATATCATGGGTAAAGGTGATATGCCAAGACCTGGAGCTTATTCGCAAGAATACAAGGATAATTGGGAACGTATTTTTGGTAAAAAGAAGAAGCAAAAAGACGAAAAAGAGGTAAAAAAGAAGTAGTTTTTATGGAAGTTCTGTTAAGACTTTATAGAAGAACTGTTAAGACTTTATGGAAGATCTGTTAAGACTTTGCGGTAATGTAGTTAAGCATATCCATAACATAACATAACATAGAGGGAGAAATGGTCTAAAGACCATTTTCCCCAAGAATAATTAGAAGAGGAGGAGTTTAATTGATTGATAAATTCTGGTGGATAACAACCGATAGTGTAATCGAGGAAGATGTTGGATTTGTGGCCTATGGGGTAGCAAAGAAGTATAAAAGTTTTGCGAAGCTCAAAGGCGTGGTTTGGAAGTGGTTTAGACGACAAGCAGGGAGAACCGATCTAAATGCAGCTGAGACTTTGGTTTTGTGGGCCATATGTGAAAGACATCGCGCAGAATCAATGAGCTGTAGGGATGCGTTTAGTTATTTGGCGAAGATGACAGGATTAACGCCTAAAACAGTAGGAAAGGCAATTCAGTCTTTAGTTGATAAAAAGGTAATTTGGTTAGCTGTAGAGGGAGAGAGGATACTCTTGCGGAAAGCAAGACGGAACGGGAGAAAGCATATTCTCCTTATTGGTTTAGGGGTAGCTTTGGTTGAGGAGGGGGACTAGAGGTTCTCAAATATCCTGACAGCTATATAAATACCTATCAGGACTGTTAGCCAAATTAAAAAACCTATACCGAATATGAAGCCTATTATCTCTATCATCTTTGCTCTATTTTGGTTTTTCTTCGCTTATCTCTTGGGTACTCGGTAACAACTCGCCCACTAGCAAAGCGTGTTTGAATTCTACCTTTGCGAATATCGATCATGGTTATTTGTCCGTCAAGCTGTTCTTTGTCTAAGCGTTGGCGTTGTTCTTCTACTTTGTCGCTATGCTGTGTCATGCTTTCACCCTTTTTTGTTTTTCAATATCAAAATATGAGTCATAAATATCTGTCATTTGTCCTGTATTGGGTACAGTTTTCCAAATATGGATAATCTGTTCGCCTGTTGAGTTGTCAAGATAGACAGTTAAATTTCCCATGGTTATATACGCACACTCGTCTGATCTTTTATCTATTTCAAATAATGCCATTTTTAGTTCCTCCTATTGAAATGCTATTTGTTTTATTAAGTTTTCTATTGCTACTAAGGTTTTCTTTTCCTCAGTCGTTGGCTTTGGTTTCTTAACCAATGGCTTTCCTAAGTCAGCGAGTGCCTTGATTAAAACTTCTTTATCTTTTTCTGTTACTTGTAGTTTCATTAATGCCATTAGATTACCTCCTCGTTAAGATAATAATTCTCTTGATTTTTAAGATCATTAAACCAGTCTTTTAAATCAACTTGTTTAAATCTGTTTGCATCACCATTTACTATTTGGTAATTCATCAAGAACCTATTGTTGTTCTTAAAGCATGATTTAGATATATATTCTGCTAACTCTTCATTAGTCATGTTAGATAACTTTTTATAAAAGTCTCTCGATACATTTACGCTTATTTGCATATCAATAATTAAATCTCTACTCATTAGATCACCGCCTTTGCAATTATGATTGTTATAAAAACCACTAGAGCAACAAAGATCAGATTTTCTGTCATCTCTCGTGCTACATCGTGCCATGGTTTTGGTTGTCTTGGCTTGTGTAATTTGTGTGCAAAGTCTTTCATTTCTTATCTCCTATAAAATGAGTTAGTAATACCACGAAAACCCTCAAAAGAGAGGGTTAGGGGGATCGTGGGGAGAGTTGTTTTAGTTTGTCTCCTTTTGTTTGGTAAAGGTTAAAGTTCCGCTAGGATCAGAATAGGTAAGCGCTGCATCATCTTTGAGAAAATGTAATTGTGCTATAAATTCATCATCTAAACCCCAATCATCAGAGTTAATAAGCGTATAAAGAGAAACCTCCTTTTTTGGCACTTCTCCATATCCGTCAACCCAATCAACTAGGTATATCTTGCGTTCTAACTTAATTCTTTGCTTAAGTTCTTTAGCGTTTCCATAAAAGCGTTTGTTTCCAAAGTTAGTAATAATATCCATTACGCTACCTCCTCAGAGTTATTTAATTGGTCTTGTAATTCTTCATCTGAATATAAACCATCGCAAGAATTACAAAGAACAACGCCACATTGAATTTGAGAATTTCTCTCATCCTCAAGTTTTCCACATAAATTGCATTTATCCATTACGCTACCTCCTTAGTTGCCTAGGGAGATATACCTCCTTAGTTTCGTTATATACTCTGTAAACAATCGCCCAACTACAATCCCATGAGGGTGCTTTATTACGCTTATGAAATGGTGCAGTTACTTCATTTAATAACTGATTTAAAGTAATGTCAGGTTTGTTAGCTTTAACTGTTTTTAAGTTTTCCTTAATTTCTTGTTCAAATTCTTTAAAGATACTCATTACGCTACCTCCTTTAGTGTATCTTCAACATCATTAATTAATTCTTGGTTAAATTGTTCTAGTTTTTCAATGCCTATATTTTGCATTAACCATCTTTGCACTTGTTGAGTTGTGCATTGATAGTCTTGCGCTTGTGCATCTATAAAAGTAGAAATAACGAAAGATCGTTTTTTCTTTGGTGTGGTTGCTTGTTGCCATCTTTGAATATTGCGTTCATAAATGTCATAACCATAATCACCATTTATATAACAAGAATATAATCTCCTTACTATATGGTTTGAATCTTCTAATATCTCATCGAAATTATAGAAGTCTGTTTTTAGTTGTTGTTTATAATCCATTCTCTCTCTCCTAATGTGTAACCTTAATTGATTACATAAGAATTATAACTCATAAAACATCACGAAAGATACCAAGTAAGGGCAGAAAAGTGGTCTTTTTGTATAAAAAGGGCGGTTTTTCATATAAAATCGGCTTATAAAAGGGGTATTAATGGAACAAAAAGAACAAAAACCACTCAAAAAAGTAGGCAGAAAACGCATTGAATTAGACTTAGAACAAGTGGAGAACTTAGCTTCTCGCGGTCTTGGTACTACGCAAATAGCTCGTGCCTTGGGCGTTTCATGGAATACGATAGACAGAAACAGAAAGCGTTTAGGTGAATTTGAAGAAGCATTAAAAAGGGGAAAGGCTCGAGGATTGGCACAAGTAACAAATGCACTTTTTGAATCGGCAACAGAGAAAAACTCAGTTGTGGCCCAGATTTTCTACCTTAAGAACCAAGACCCATCCAAATGGAAGGATCGCCAAGAAGTTGTGAACGCATCAATTAATTTAAACGATGTAATAAATGGAGCAAAAACCAGGATCGGCGGTTCTATGACAAATGTAATCGATGCAAAAGAAATAAACCCTTTAGCTAAAGCAGATGAAGAAGGGGAACAACTCGTATCAAAGAAGATGCAGCAAAAAAACACAAAGGGTTAAGCGTTGGCGATCTTATCTCCCCTTAATACTAGCCAACGGAAAGGCGGAAAACCCCATCAATGTCAGCTCCTTATATCAGATGTTGTAAATACCCCCCCTTTCACTTTTGCGACGGGGCAATGTATGTGGAACTGATGAACTAAAATTTTTTTATTTTTTTTGATATGAAATATAGCGCACAACAAGAACAAGAACTCATGACCGAAATTTGGTCAATGAATGTTAAAAACGATCCTTACAACTTTGTTAAGTTCATCTTCCCTTGGGGAGAACCAGGCACCCCCCTCGAAGAATTTACAGGCCCTCGCAAGTGGCAGGAAAAAATTTTACGAGATATTTCCATACACATACAACGCAACAACGGAAAAGCCACACCAGAAATGTTTAGACTTGCAGTTGCAAGTGGTCGTGGTATCGGCAAATCAGCCTTAGTTGCTTGGCTCATACTGTGGATGCTCTCAACCAGAGTTGGCTCTACTACCATCGTTACCGCTAACACCGAACAGCAGCTTAGAAGTAGAACTTGGGCGGAACTAGGTAAATGGCTCACGCTTTCGATTAACAACCATTGGTTTCACAAAACAGCAACCACCATCAAACCTGAAGGTTGGTTTGAAGAAGCACTAAAACGCGACCTAAAAATAGATACTGGTTACTACTACGCGCAAGCACAGTTATGGAGCGAAGAAAACCCAGACGCATTTGCTGGTATTCACTCTAACTACGGAGTTTGCCTAATTATGGACGAAGCATCAGGTATACCAGCACCTATCTACAGCGTATCAGAGGGATTTTTTACTGAACCCACCGAAAACCGCTATTGGTTTACCTTCTCTAACCCACGCAGAAACACAGGCCCATTCTACGATTCTTTCCATTCCAAGCGTAAATTCTGGGAATTAGCGCAAATCGACTCACGCACAGTTGAGGGAACTGACCAAAACCTCTTTCAAACCATGCTTGAACAATATGGTGAAGATTCAACAGTCGCTAGAGTCGAAGTTCTTGGTGAGTTTCCCCATGCAGACGATGATGCGGTTATTCCTATGGAACTTGCTCGAGCAGCACTAGGAAGAGATGTGTCATTAACAGTAAATGATCCGATAGTTTGGGGATTAGACGTAGCTAGGTTTGGTGGTGATAACTCAGCTCTTTGCATCCGCCAGGGCAACACAGTTTTTGAAATTAAGACTTTTAAATCAATGGATTTAATGCAATTATGCGGTGCAGTTAAAAATCTATACGATGACGCAACTGCAATGAACAGACCACAAGAGATCCTTATAGACGTAATTGGTTTAGGCAGTGGTGTGGTTGACAGACTCTCAGAGCAAAACTTACCCGTCAGAGGCGTAAACGTATCTGAGTCTCCAGCGACCAGTAAGAACTATCTTAACTTGAGAGCAGAGTTATGGTTTGCGATAAAAGATTGGTTGGCGCAACGAGATTGCCGACTTCCTTATGATGATGAGCTTGTAGCGGAATTGGTTGCGCCTTCCTACAAATATACATCAACAGGAAAAATAAAAATAGAGTCTAAGGAAGAAATGAAAAAAAGAGGAATCAAATCACCCGACAAGGCAGATGCACTTGCATTAACCATGGCAAGTTCGGCTGCAAGTTTTGGTGGAGGAACTTCCTTTTTGGGTTATAATTTCAAGAAACCTTTAAAATCCAAAATTCTACGAGTAGGTTAATACATGAAATATGACAAAGAAGATGATGCGAAAGCAGAAATGATAGACGATTCTAATGAAGAAGAACTGCAAGGCATCTTAAAATCTGAGCTAGACGATGCTAGAGATTACATCGAGCAAGTAGGCGAAGATAGAGCCGAGGCAACTGAATATTATTTAGGTGAAGCACCCAATGGACAAAGCTCCATGCAGTCTGAGTATGTTTCAACAGACGTTAGAGACAGCGTACTGTTTATGCTTCCATCTATCATGCGTACTTTCTTTGGTACTAATAAGATCGTTGAGTTTGTACCACGCAACGCAGAGGATATACCTCTTGCAACCCAACAAACCGACTACATCAACTACATCATTCAACAAAAGAACCCTGGTTTCAAAGTTATGTATGACGTATTTAAAGATGCACTCATCAGAAAAACTGGTTTTGTAAAAGCTTATTGGGATGACAGCATTAGTGCATCTACTCACGAATACACAGACGTATCACCAGAGGGTTATCAAGCTCTCATGTTAGATCCTGATGTAGAGATAGTTAAAGAGACAGCAGAGATGCAGTCCATGACAATCATCAACCCTGAAACGGGCGAAGAGATAACACAAGAATCACCTGTAAGTTACGACCTAACCATCAGACGAGTTAAAGGTAAAAACCAAGTTTGCATCGAGTCCATACCACCTGAAGAAGTTTTAATCTCTAGGTATGCCAGAGATTTGCACAGTTCTCCTTATGTAGCTCACCGCATGATTAAAACTGTTAGCGACTTGGTTGCTATGGGTTACGACAGAGAAGAAATGGAACAATACGCTGGTTCTGGTAATTTAATTGATGCTGAAACTTTTGAAGAAGAAGAAGCAAGAAATCCATATTCAGACGGAATTTTTGATGCAAGAAACGATAGCGGTCAAAAAAATGTTTTATATGTAGAACACTATTTATTTTATGATTTAGATGGCGATGGAATAGACGAAAGGATAAGAGTATGTACTGTAGGCAATGGCTTAAATATAGTAAATACAGCTCAATGGGATGACTTACCGATAACTCTCTTCTGTCCTGATCCCGAACCGCATACCTCCATCGGTTCTTGTCCAGCAGATTACTTGAAGCCTATTCAAGCTGCTAAGTCTCAAATTATGCGAGACACACTTGATAGTCTGGGCCACGCCATCTTCCCTCGCATGGGAGTCGTTGAAGGACAAGTCAACATAGACGATGTTCTCAACACCGACATAGGACAACCAATTAGAATGCGTGCGCCAGGTATGGTGCAACCTTTCGCAGTTCCTTTTGTTGGCAAAGAGGCTTTCCCCGTTCTGTCTTACTTAGACGAAGCAAAAGAAAATAGAACAGGTGTATCTAAGGCATCTGCTGGTCTGAACGCTGATGCATTACAAAGCTCAAGTGCATCCGCAGTTGCAGCCACTATGTCAGGCGCACAAGGTCGAGTCGAACTTATTTGCCGACACTTTGCCGATGGCATGAAAGACTTGTTTAAACTGGTCAATAGCCTAGTTGTAAAACACCAAGACCAAGCAGACATGGTAAGACTTAACAATGAGTTTGTACCCATTGATCCTCGTTATTGGGATGCCGACAAAGACCTAGTAGTCAACGTAGCTATTTCTAAAACCAGTGATGCTGAAAAACAAGCTGTCTTACTACAGGTCGCAAGCAAGCAAGAACAGATCCTACAACAGCTAGGCGTAAACAATCCATTAGTATCACTACAACAATACTCCAACACTCTTTCTAAGTTAATAGAACAAGCTGGTTTCAAAGATACCAAGTCGTTTATTAATTCTGAAGTACCTCCAATACCACCACAGCAACCACAACCAACTCCACAAGATATGTTGGCTCAAGCTGAAATGGAAAAAGCAAAAGTAGCAGCGCAGAAAGCTATGATAGATTCTGAAACAGATCGAATGAAGATCATCATGGACGATGATAGAAACCGAGACGAAGCAGAAGCTAACATTAGGCTTAAGGCTGCTGAACTAAATGCTAAGTATGGCGCACAAATCAATGTAGCAGAGATCAACGCACTTATGGAAAGAGACAGAGAAACCATAAGACAGATTGCCAAGACCAATGCACAAGGATTGTTCACGGGCAATGGCGGTTAAGATATTTGACATAGAGGTCTTAGAAGATGACATGGTTTACGTTGGTAACGACATCAGAGCCAAAGACAAAGAGACAGCATTAAAAATACTAACGCTTATGTCTGGTGGTATTATCAACGAAGATTCAGAAATATTAAGTTGTGAGGAAAAGACAGTACACTAATCATGGCAACACCAAGAAAGGGTAAGGCAAAAGTAAAAGTAACTGCATCTGGTAAAAGAGTTAGTTATGGTCAAGCAGGAAAAGCCAAGGGTGGTGGGCCTAGGGTAAAGCCAGGAACATCTAAAGGTGATTCATATTGTGCTAGAAGTCTTGGTATAAAGAAAAGATTATCAAAGAAAAAACAAAACAACCCTAATACTCCAAACAATCTATCAAGAAAAAGATGGAAATGTTCTGGGGCTAAATCCAAAAGAAAATAATGATTGATAAACTTATCAAGCCTGTTAGCGATATTCTTGATAAGTTTGTTGCTGACAAGGATTTAAAACTTAAGCTATCTCACGAACTAGAGAAAGAAATAGTCTCTCTTAATAGAGCTCAGATAGAACTTAATGCAGTAGAAGCTGCTCATCAGAATGTCTTTGTTGCAGGATGGAGACCTTTTATCGGTTGGGCTTGTGGTGTAGCGTTGGTCTATCATTTTCTTATTGAACCTATTATTCAATACATTCTTATTATTAATGGCTCTGACTTCAAGACACCAGAATTTGACTTTAGCCAGCTTTCAACAATCGTTATGGCAATGCTTGGCATGAGTTCGCTTAGAACTTATGAAAAAACCAAAAAATAGTGTGGGCGTTTATGAAAAAAGAACACAATATAGATTGGGAACAATATCCCAACTTTTCACCTGAAGAGTTTGCTTGTCAACATTGCGGTGAAAATGGTATTAGTCAATTACTTTTAGATAAGTTACAATCACTAAGAACGGAACTTGATTTTCCTTTCGTAATTACATCTGGTTATCGTTGTAAAGATCACCCGATAGAAAAGAAAAAAGTTAATCCAGGCGCACACAGAGATGGCTTCGCTGCTGACATAGGAGTCAGAGGTCATAAAGCATACGAAGTGATAGCTAAGGCAAGTGAGTTTGGTTTTACAGGCATAGGTGTCGCACAAAAAGGCGACAATAGGTTTATTCATTTAGATGTATCGACACATCAAGTAACAAGACCTAGACCTTGGATATGGAGTTATTAAGGAAACAATTATGGAATTTTTATTTTGGACAGCAATTATAGTAATAGGAACGGGTCTATGTATTAGACACTTCCAACCTGATAGATGGGAAGCTCTAAAAAAGCTCATCAAAAACTAATGGAACTCTCTCCATGGATCTTGTGGAACGCCCTCATAACATTGGTGTACATACCAATCATTACAAATATTAGGTCTAACTCTCAAGAAGTTAAAAGAGTTGATATTCTTGTTAATAAAACAAGAGAAGAGTTGCCAACTCGTTATGTAACCAAAGCAGAGCTACACAAAGACATGGATAGAATTTTTGACAGATTCGACAAAATAGACGAAAAAATTGATAAACTATTAAACTTATGAACCAAGAACTCTTAGATTACTTAGAAGCACATCAAGACGATGCAAACTATGCAAGTGGCAATGCGTTTGCGTATGGTCTAAATAACAGAGCAATGGATGACCTAGCAAGTGGCGGAGTTCCTGCTGGATTAATTGCACCTGGCGTTAGTTATTCTCAACGAAAGCCTGAAGGTTATACTCAGTATGACCTAGCTTCCCCGTTTGGCTATATTGACCAAGTTGCTCCATATATGCCATCTGGCCCAAGATATATGCCAATGGTTTCAGACGCAAGTACCTTTAATGAATTGGCTGCTCAATATGGCGCAAACCAAGCTGCTGCCTATGATTCAACAGTTGGAGGAACAACAAATACGGCAACAACAAATACGGCAACAACCACAACACCTACACCAACACCTACACCAACACCTACACCAACACCTACACCAACACCTACACCAACACCTACACC